TTAAACCTGAATGGAAAAACAAAACAAATTTAGATGCAACTACTGTACAATATTTTGAAGATAAAAGAAAAATAAATCAAAATACTTTAATTGAATTAAAAGTAACAGATAGTATTGAATTTATGCCTCAACTTAATAAAGAAAGTTTAAGTATCAATTTTAACTATTTTAAAGATGGTGAACTTATAAATGTAAAATACAGAAGTAAAAACAAATCTTTTAAATTACATAAAGGTTCTGAATTAATATTTTATAATTTAGATTCAATTAAAAATGAAAAAGAAGTTATTATTTGTGAGGGCGAAATTGATGCAATGACTTTTCACCAATGCGGTTTTAAAAATGTAATATCTGTTCCAAATGGTGCAAACGCAAATAACAATAATTTAATTTATTTAGATAATTGTATTGATAGTTTTGATAGTATTGAAACTTTTTATTTAGCAACAGATAATGATATTAATGGTAGAAAATTAAGAGTTGATTTAGCTGAAAGGTTTGGAATAGAAAAATGTAAATATATTGAATTTGAGGAATATAAAGATGCAAACGATTTATACATACATAAAGGTTCTAATTCAATTAAAGAATCATACGAAAATGCAAAATTATTTCCACTAGAAGGAGTTTTTACTATTGAAGATATAGATTTTGAAATAAATGATATGTATCAAAATGGTTTAGATAATGGTGTTGGTATAGGTAATAAAGAATTTGATAAACATTTAAGATTTGCAAAGGGATATATTACGACAATTACAGGAGTACCTGGACACGGTAAATCAGATTTTTTAGACCAAATAGCAATTAAGTTAAACCTTGAACACAAATGGAAATTTGCTTTTTATAGTCCTGAAAACAAACCAACAAGACTACACTTTTCTAAATTAGCAAGAAAGATAGTAGGTAAAAAATGGTTTGGTGATGGTAGATTGTCTTTAAAAGAAATGAACGATGTTAAAAATCATTTGAATGGTGAGTTTTGGTTTATCAAACCTGAAAAAGATTTTACTTTAGAATCAATTTTAAGCCACGTAAAAAGATTAAAAGCAACTAATGGAGTAGATGCTTTTGTTATTGATGCATGGAACAAATTAGAGCATAAATACGGACAAAGTGAAACTAAATATATTGGTGAAAGTTTAGATATGTTAGGAACATTTTGTGAAGAAAATAATGTACATTGCTTTTTAGTAGCACACCCTACAAAAATTTTAAAGAATAAAGAAACTCAAATGTATGAAATTCCAAATCTTTATAATATTTCAGGTTCTGCTAATTTTTACAATAAAACAGATAACGGAATAACGGTTTACAGAAATTTTTTAGAAAACAGAACAGAAGTTTACATACAGAAAGTAAAGTTTTCACATTGGGGAGAAATTGGCAAAGTAGAATTTAATTATCATTTAGATAGTGGTAGATACATTCATTATACTGATAGCGAGAATCTAAATAATTGGATTGACAAAACTATTTTAGTTGAAGAAAAAGAGCCTTTAATTATACAAGGAAGTTTAACCGATGCTTTTGGTGATATTTACCAACAAGAAACTGAAATACCATTTTAATTATGAATTACGAAATAATAAGCGAGGTTAAAAACGGAACTTTAACACGCAACACAAATTTAATTAAAGATGCAATACAAACTTTTGAAGGTAAACAAATAGTAATTAAAATTGAAAAGGCAAAGAAGAAAAGAAGCACACAACAAAACAGATTTTATTATGGAGTGATTATCCCAATAGTGCAAAATTGTTTAAAAGAAGCTGGACATATAATGACAAATGAAAGTACACACGATTTAATTAAACTAAAGTTTTTAAAAGAAACACTATTTGTAAATGAAGAAACAGGCGAAGTAATAGAACGAATAAAATCTACTACTGAACTTTCAACAAGTCAATTTATGGACTTACTCGCAGAAATTAATAACTTTACATTTGAATACTTTGGTGTTAGTTTACCAAGTCCTAACGATGATTTAACTTTAAATTTATGATAAAAAAAGTATATCAAAGAAAATGCGTAAGCTGTAAAGATAAATTTACACCGCAGAATAATACTCAAATATGCTGCAGCCCAAAATGTGCTATTGATTATATGAAAAGTAAAAAGGCAAACGATTGGCAAAAAGAAAAGAAAGTACTAAAGGAAAAGTTAATGACAAAATCAGATTATTTAAATATTTGCCAAAAGGTTTTTAATACTTACATACGTACAAGGGATAAGGAAAATAACTGCATAAGCTGTAATAAAAAGTTAGTAGGTAAATACGATGCAGGGCATTTTTTTTCAGTTGGTGCTTATCCAAACTTACGATTTAATGAAAATAATGTATTTGGTCAATGTGTACATTGTAACAGGGATAAACACGGAAACGTAAAAGAATACGATTTAAGACTTCAAAACATATTAAGCATAGAAGATTATAACCAATTGCTAAACGATAGAAATAAACCTGCTCTATTGACTATTGAGGATATAAAAGAATTAATAGCAATATACAGAGTAAAAACAAAAGAGCTTTTAAATGGCAAAGCGTAAAGAATTAGAACGTTTACCTGACTTGGGAAATAAAAACTATGAGCTAATTAAAAAAGGTTACAAAGTTTATCCTGTTTACCATAAATATAAATGGTGGATTGAATACGAATATAATCAAGAAGTAACACGATTTACAAAACCAATATCAGCAAATGAAATTAATTTATCTATTCACAAAACAATTTTACATTTACACCAAAAAATATTTGGTAGTTAAAAAAACTATTTTTATATTTGCATCATACTTACGCTTCAACAATTTAGTAAGTTTAACAATATTAGCCTATTTGTAGGAGTGTTGAGGTTGAAGCCAACGCAAATACAGGTAGGCATTTTCATTTAAAATATTATGCAAGTAACAGATAAAATAACAATAACAAACGAAGATAATATGTTATTGATGGCACGTTATCCTGACAACTATTTTGACTTGGCTATAGTTGACCCGCCGTATGGTATTAATGCTGATAAGAAACAAAACGAAGCAGGAAAAAGAAGAATAGAAGCAAATGGTAAAACAAAAAGTGGTAGAGGTTGGAAAGTATATAAAGAAACTGAATGGGATAATGAAATACCAAGCGATGAATATTTTATAGAATTATTTAGAGTAAGCAAAAGACAAATAATATGGGGCGGTAATTATTTTCCTTTCATTTGGAATTATAGTAATTCTTTTATAATTTGGAATAAAAAACAAAGAGAATTTAGTTTAGCAGATGGTGAGTTAGCTTGGTATTCTGAAACAGAAAAAGCTTTAAGAATTTTTGATTTTTCAAGAGGTGAAGCTTTAGCAGATGCAAATAATAATGGAAGTAGATTACATCCAACACAAAAACCAGTAGCATTATACAAATGGATTTTAGATAAATACGCAAAAGAAAATGACAAAATACTTGACACACATTTAGGTTCAGGAAGTATTGCGATAGCGTGCCACGATTACGGCTTTGAATTAACAGCTTGTGAATTAGACAAAGAGTATTACGATAAAGCAATACAAAGAATAGTAAACCATACAAATCAAACTAAACTATTTTAATTATGAGCAAAAAACACCACCAGCAGACCCACAAAATAGCAGTACTAAGTTATTTGCTAATTACAGAGCTAAATAATATTAAAGCCAATAGCCTATTAGCTAAAGAAATAATAGACAAAGGGGCAGAACTTGAAAAATCATTAGAGCCTATGCTTGAGGTTATTTTCGATAGCAAACAAATAAGCAAAGGAACTTATTTAAATCAAATGGGTTATCAAATAGAAACAGTAATAAGAAAAAATTACGAAAGAATAACAGAGTAATAATTTAAAAACAAATAAGATATGAAACACGAATTTAAAATAATACCAAAAGAAGAAGTATTGGCTAATAGAAGTAAAGCTTATGAGTTTATTGATTTTGATAAACAAGAAACACTTGAAGAAGCATATCTAAATAAACTTATTGATGAAGCTAATAAAGAATTTACTTTAGATAGGAAATTAGCTAAAGACGTTGCTATTAAATATGCTAATTGGCAACAAGAACAAGACAAGAAATTGTATAGTGAGGAAGATATGATTAATCGGACACAAGTTGTATTTGAATTAACAAATAAAGGTTATAGTATTGATGAAATTATTGAACAATTTAAAAACAAATAAGATATGATAACATTAAAAGGGGATTTTAAAAATGTATTTTTTGAATATAAACCACACAACAAAAATAATGAGGGTAATGGAATTTTAATAATAAAATTACCAAATGGTGTGGAAAGCACTCATATTATAGAAAATTGGAGTTATACAAGAATATTTC